AGCGGCATACGACGTGATACCAAGCAGAAGGATCCCTGAAAAGAGCATTGGTGCTTACGCTGAAATTTCTAGCAGTACCATCGTTGTAATCACCTTTAAAACGAAGATAGTCTCCGTTCCAAAAAGACAAAGATGACTTCAAGACACTGCTTGTTTGCGCCATGAACAAAAAGTCATAAGCGCCAAGACCTGAACGTTTTACCCATCCACTCCAGGTCCACGTCTTGCGATTACCTGCAGACGACGGAGTTCTGTTTAGATACGCACTATCAGCACTGTTAAACCGCAGTGAACGCTCGATCTCATACGCAGCAGCGCCAGACTGAGCGGCGGCTGCTTCAAAAAACTGTTGAGACTGACCAGGAATCATGACAGATTTAAGACAGCAGCACTTTGAATCTCAGTTGGGGACGAAACATAAAACGAGATTACGTCAACCCCGCTTGCAGTCGTAGTAAGAGTCGGTGCGGTTCCACCGGCGAAGTTGAAAACAGCGTTATACGCCAAGGTTCTCGAACCAGTACTGTCCTGGCGAACCGTAATGGCTCCACACTGGCCGCCGCTTGCATTAGTCGGTGCACCTAAAGTGCCGTTTCCATCGAGAACGAACTCGAAGTTGTTAGCTGATCCGAAATCAAGAGTAATCGTACCGTTACGAACACCTTGATCCGAAGGAAAACCGATGGACTGATCTTGAATAGTAACAGTGCCAGTAATCGGGCCGCCAGTTTTATCGTACTTACCGCTTAAATCGACTAAAGCAGCATTACCAGAAGCAAGTGCAGTCGAAGAATCGACTAAGGCAGCATTACCAGAAGCTAATGCGGTAGCGGCATCAACAAGAGCTGCGTTACCTGAAGCAAGAGCACCTTGCTCAGCAACAGCAAGAGCAATACCTGCATTACCAGAAGCAAGTGCTTCTTCTGCCTCGACTAAAGCTGCGTTACCGGAAGCAAGAGCTTCCACAGCGACTTCGAGGGCCGCGCCACCAGAAGCAGAAGCGTGATATCTATTATCTAATACGTCAATTCCGATTCGTTTGTTATCAAAAGTTGCGCCCGAAACGGTAACAAGCGCCAGGATATCGCCCGACGCAACGGTCGTTTGAGCTGGAAATTGAGATATCTTCTGGCTAGGCATAATTAGAGAGCACCTTCTGTGTCAATTCTAAAGCCATCTTCATCCAGGATAGCATCAACAACCAGACCAGATGCAGTCTCCATGAGAATAATCGAAGTGGTGTTATTAATAAAAATTGGCCTTTTTAATTCAACAGCAACACGATCTGCAGTTAAAGCTGTACCGATTCGAGTTAAATAAAGGCCACCAGCAGAGGTGTTTTCAACACCGGAAGCAAAAACAGCGTATTCAGCTAGATCCCCATCGTTCGATGGGTGCAGGAAAAGTGCCGTACCTGGGGTAAAACTTGCACTTGGAATGACTGAGACAGAGTCGACATTACACCTAAAGCTCTCACCCTCATTAACAGTATCTTGAGCAACACCAGCGACTGCAGCCAGTTGTAAATCGCCACCGTCAGCTTGGGCTCGCAACGCGAGACCGGAAGTGTTGATATAAACTGCCTGACCAGCAGTAATAGTCTCACCTGCAACAAGACTGACGATCGCCATTTTTATTTACTATTTACCATCACTTTAGCGTCCCTGACCCCGCAATTTTTTCTTACCTTTACGCTTAGGACGGGAGTTAGCTCCTTGCCCTTGGCAAGTCGTTTTCGGACGTGAAGCGATGTAGTTGCCGTTTTTGGATGCCATGAGTTTGGAACGAGCGCCCTGATATTAGGTGCTAATCCAGGAAGTGCCATTCCAAACTTTAAGTGCTGAATCAATCGTGTCGTACCAACCAGCACCCGCAACCGGAGGACTCGGAGGAGCTGCACCGTATGCGACACTGCGCTGAGGTCCAGTCTCATACCAACCACTTGTAGTCTCATCATAAACAAACAGAGAACCCACAAGCTGGTTAAACCAGATGCTTCCGTGACGTGCAGGAGCATTGAGGTTATCTCCTGAGGGCGGAATATCGCTCATCAAGGCGATGCCTTCAGCGTTGGTCTGATACCAGTCACCAGATGCACCTGCAACACCAGAGACATAAACGAACAGGCGACCTTGATTTGTATCAAACCAAGCATCACCGTTGTTAAACCCGCCATCACCTGGTGAACCAGAAGCAACAATGGTTCCTCCAGTTGAAGCAGAACCACTGATGACCGCAGTATTTCCGTCGTAGTTAAGGGAAACAGATCCCTCAGCCCGAGCATCTAAATTAAATAGAACAAGATCACCGCTGATCGAAGCGTATAAACCAGAACCGGCAGCAACACCTGAAGTGATAACAGGGCTTCCTCCGCCTCCCTGAATACCGCTTGCAGTAAGATTTAAATCTTCTAAAGCCCTTACTACGCCTTCGAAGTTAAAGGGGTATCCATAAGGACAGCGAGAAAAGGATGTAGTGCCCACGCCAGAAATCGTGTCGATTATTTCCTCGATAACGGTGACGATACCGAAAAAATTGTGCGGATGTAGCGCCCTAGGAGGTGCCCCATGTACGGGACACGGAGGCGAATTTACTTCTTCGGGCATTCAATACTCAACCTCCTTATGAAATTCTACCTCTTGATTACATCTTTTTTGTCGTCTGATCGATGAAAAGCATACTCCTCAGCTAATTTCCATGCAGGAATACCTAAAGTGGACGCTCGCTCTTTCAGTAATTGCCAGGATAAATCAGAACCTAGTTTGACATCTGAGTCAGACATGGTGTTCAGTGTATTTCTTGAATCTTAAGCTAAGTGGTACAAGACTGCTAGCCCACATGGGTCGCGTCAGAGTTCTTGTACAAAAACTTTCTCTGTGAGCCATAGATTTACCCTTGAATGTCGCTAAATTCGTGTATTTATATACGTATAAAATAATCGTATAGGGAAAAAGAGCGGTTTTTCCTCAAATGACGCCTGACGTCAGGTTTTAAAAAACCCAACTCGACGCCAAACGAAGGTAAATGACTCTTCCTTAGAAAAGTTGTTCAACTATGCTTTTTTGAGGATACCTACTCTTCTGTGCGTTGTGTGCGCTCTGTACGCCTCTTGCATGGTCGTGCTATCTTTAGACCATGAACACCAACACCAATTGCAAAACAAGGGACTTAAGAGCGGTTCAGCTCTTCCGTCTTCTATCTCCTCCTCTGCCTCCACAGCCGTCTGGTGCTCCTAAAAACACAGAGGTCGTCGGCAACTGGAAGGTCGAGCACTACGACGAAGCAGTCAGCTGGACTTGCCTCTGCAGGCGTTCTGAGCCCTTTCTCATGCGCCCTAAAGACGTCCCTAAGGTCACGCTCCCCTTGGGACTTGTTGCTTGCGAGGTCTGCCGTGAAGAACTCAGTTCGACCAAATCACGTTGGGAAAGGATCGACGCTTGGCTTGAGCGCTGTCGCTTCACGCTCGAAGAAGGCAGATGTCTCGAACGAGATGACATGCCCAAGCCCAACCCAAGACTCTTGAGACGCGTATATGAACGCTTTTGGAAAAAATCTGTGGGACCTACCGACTGTGTGAAGTCTGTGTGCTCTAATCCAAACTGTATCAATCCCTACCATCTATGTCTCGTAAAAACACCAGCCAGTCGTCTAACCAAGGAATCGGAAGAGTTTCTCAAACAGATCCTTCTTGCAGGAGCGACGACAGATACAGCTCTTCAACTACTGCGAGAGAAGCACTCTTCCGAGTTGTCCAAGAGATCGATTCAAAGAATAAGAAAAGATCTAAGCAAGTCCAAAAACTGCGCTGGTTGATTTATGAGCTACAGTCGCTACAACCTACAGACGTCCTGACACTCTCTACTTCTTTAGGTCAGTGTGAAAACACGACGAGATCTCAGCTTAAAAAGCTTGAAAAACTAGATCTTGTAATTTCAACTCGATTTGAGTTCCACAATCTCTATTGCATCAATGGCGACTTCAACAAATTCATCCAGGATATTCTCGAACATTTCTTCAACGGAGACTAAGCCGCGCCGCGAATCTCTCTGGCCTGAAAAATACATTATCGAAAACCTTCCCCCTTGGATTTACTCCGACAATAACCCTCCCACAAATAAAGCCGAGTGTGCTGCAAAGATTTCTTCTATTGAGTACACCATTGCTGATATCGACATCCAGATGGAGATTCGTCAGTCTGAGATGTCGATCGGTAAAAGTCGGTACGACAACACGTACGACTTCGAAAAATGGAGACTAGGTGCTCTTAAAGCAAAGCAAAGTCAATACTACTTACTCAACGCTTATCGTTACTGGCAAGTGCTTAATGACGATAAGTACGGCGAAGAAGACACTAAACTGAACAAACTAATAAAGCTCCTTATCGAGGATCCTAAGGATTTTGTTCAGTTGGCTGAACGATTACTAGACTGATTGCGACCGTTCTGTAAGAACCGGCTTAACGGTCGAAGAGGGTTGGGGTAGCATTTTTCCGGTTTCTGCCCCCACGCAAGTCGCTCTGGTTGCCTGGTATCGGGTGATCAAGAGGAGCCCTCATGCACTTGCACGTTCTGAAAACCCTGCTAGCGTGCTGGTGCGTGATAATTCACATGGACAACCCCCAACTCACAAAAGCTTTCAAAGAAATTTCAATTGCCTTAACAAACATTGACATCTCTCTTCAACTTCTCAGTGCAGACAAACAACGGCGTACTACAGCTTTTGTTAGCAAAAAAGCAGTCGCCCAAAGACTTGGGGTGCCTTCAGTCACAGTTGACAAATTAATTCATCAAGGCATTTCCTCTGGAGGTAATTCAGGACTCGTAGAGGGTAAGCATTACACAAAACTGAATCCTGCTGAGAACAATCCCGCAAAGTTTCTCTATGATGTTCATGAAATTCTTCAAGCGGCTTGGAGCAACTTTAAATATGACTGAATTTAGTAAAAACGCTCAAAAGATCCAAGCTCTCTTTAAAGGCACAGAAACTGAGAGGATGCTTTCTGCGGGTATTATCCGCACCATCTTGTCAGATATGATCGATATTTATTTCCGAAACAGGAGTGCCAGAGGACCTGGGTGTCTTGTCTTTAATCCTGAGGATCCCACGTCGAGTAAATACGTCACTACACATGACCTTGAGCAAGATCTAGCGATTGCTCAAGAAGCTATGGACGAAAACTTTAGTGGAATGTTTGAACAAATCATTAAAGTTATCGAGAAAGAAGACAAAGAGGATGTAGCTATCGTTGCCATGATTCATGACGATGGTATGCACATCCATCTCATTGATGCCAACGAGGCAAACAAACGAATTGACGAAGCATCCAACGGACTTATTCTCTGAACCATGCCACATGTTTCGCGAGGTAGAGCAAAGCCCAAGTTCAAAGTGGGCGATAAGGTCAAGGAAAAAAGTCGAATCAACAACGTTTGGGTAACCGCCAACGCTGCTTGTAAATCAAAGTGGTTTAAAGACAGAACTATTGGCATCGTTCAAGAGGTCTTTACAAAACCCACAAGGGGTGGTGCTCAGTACTTTTATGTAAAAGTTGCTTGGCTTAATTCGAATCACATCAGCACTCATAGTCAGATGAGACTTGAAGCTGTTGAAGATTAATGCTGGCGTCAAAAGACTTTGTTTCTCCTCCTGAACTTGTGGCTGCTGCAGCTTCGTTGTTCGAGGGAGAAATAAGTCTCGACCCTGCTAGCAGTGAACACGCCAATAAAGTTGTACAAGCAGAAAGATATTTCAACTGGAAAGATAATGGTTTAAAACAAGACTGGAAAAGTAAAAACGTATATCTGTACCCTCCAAGAGATATATCACTCAAAGCTGAGCAACCTAAATCGGACAAGCTATTTACTAAAACCTCTTACTTCAAGAAATCAAACCAGAGAGTTTGGCTCGAAGTCGCTTATAAAAAATGGCTCAAGCAAGAGTTTGATGAAGCCATAGTTTTTATAACCTCATCTGAAGTAGCTCTTATATCCACGCAGAAAATCGGCATTGATCTACCGATGTGTGTTCTCAAAGAACATCCAAGGTTGCTTCACGACAACGAAAAACTTGAGCCCCTGAAGCATTCAAAAGTGTTTGGTTTTGTTTTTTATATGCCTTCTACTCAGGACTATCAAACGAGAATCCATGATTTTCACCGACAATATAGTGACCTCGGTCGTGTATACCTATAAGACTTTCTTGCGAAGACCAAGACTCATCAGGTCCATAAGTGTCATAAGCGCCGAAACCGATTCCCACGGGGCGTGACTTTTGCATCGATTGACGCCTTTCATTTCTGAAAGCTGCTCTATCTGCCGCTTCAGAAAATAATTTACCCGCCAACCTAAAAGCAGGATTCCTCCCGACATGTTCAGAGCGTCTAAAGATATCGCGCTCTAATCTTTTTTCTGCAGCGCTTCGGGGCAGCATTATCAAGCACCGAAGTCCATCAACCTAGCTACTTCGGGAGAGTCAGCAAAAAATCCAGCCATACGCTGCCTGCCGTAGCGAGAACCAGGGCGACCAGCACCGGAGATAAACTCTTGAGTTTGTCCACCCGAGTAATCCATAAGTTGCTTGTTAGCTTTATCGAAGTATTTATTGAACTGTGGTTGGAACACATTTGGATCAATCTTGACAGTGTTAGGGTCAGTCGCCGCATCCATGAAGTTTTGACGATTAAGGGCACTATATTGATTCATAGTGTTGAACATTTTATTTGTTGCTTTATCTCCGTAGTCCTCTAAGGAAGTAGGTCCAATGGCATTGGGATCAAAACCGAATAATTGATTGTATCCTCGCTGAGCTGCTGGTTCGATATAGTCTTTATAACGGTTCCTGAACTCTTGTACAGCATCAGGAACAGTATTTCCTGTTAAGTAAGCGATATCGTTGACAATGCCGCCGAGTTGCTCAAGTAATTTTCCATACTCTGTATCTACTTTTGCACGAGCCTCGTCAGCGTACTTTGGATCAAAAGGATTACCTAAATCCATGCCGCCGCCTCCGCCGCCTCCGCCGAAGCTTCTGATAATGCCGCCTAATCCACCGCCTAAAGTACCTAAAGCACCGCCTAATTCAGCGATACCTGCAGCGTTAGAGCCACCTCCTCCACTATTTGAATTAAAAGCAGTTGAAAAATCAATGCCGGTAGTAATTGGACTTGCGCTACCGGGAATTGTGTAAGCCACTTTGCTCCAGCTTCTTTTCTAAATTATACAATCAGATCACAGATTCTCCTGGCCTGAACTTATCACGCTGAGCTTGTGCAGCAGCATTTAAATAAGCCAAGTTAGCTAAAGGATCTAGCTTTTTGCTCATCTCTGCTCTTCTACGAGCTTCTGCCTCTGCTGCTCTTTCATTCGCTCTGGCTTGTTCAGATTCCATAAACATTTGTGTAAGAGCATCGATTTTTCCTGCTTCTTCAGACTTCGCATAACCCTCTTTCATCTGAGTAAGAACTTTGTTTTTAAACGCATCGAATTCTGTGTTTTGTGTTTGAAATTGATCCGCGAGTGCATCGCGTTGTGCTCTCAGTTCACCGAGTAAAATTAAAGCTGCAGCTTCTTCGTTGCCAATACCAGTGTTTTCTCCGGGAGTTTGAGGTTGTTTTTGTGATACGGGGCTTTGAACAACTTCAGGAGGTTTTTCAGGAGCAGCTTGTTGCGCTCGTGGTCCTTGCGCTTGTATGGGTGAATTAAATGCGTCCTTTACGAACTCAAAGGTTTTGGATTTCTGGTTCGGGTAATAACTCCGTCCTTCGAGAGTCGGAAAAGCAGCCCATTCGGCAGATAACTTATTTACGTTTTGTGGTGTAAGAGGGTCACGATCAGGATCCACACCCCTCCGACGCATCAGTTCAAGGGCAGCCTGATCCTGCGAAGACGGAGAAAAGTCGGGAAGATTAAGGTCCCGTTTCACCCCGCTGTATGTCCCTGGCATAAATTGATATGCACCGGCTGCAGCACTTTTAAAACGACCGCCATCGATAACAGTATCAGGGTGGCGTTCGTAACTCGGAAATGTACCTCCGCCAAACATAATGTTGTAACCACGCCTGCCATCACGCATCGTGCCTTCTGCAGCACTGATTGCGTTAAGCCAACGTTGAGCGTTAGGAGAGATCTCCATCCTCTTCGAGATCGTCGAATACTCCAATATTAGGATCGACAACGACTCCAAGCTCGTCAGCAACGAACTTGTAAGCGCGTTCGCGACAAACCAAACGCACAATACGATCCCAGAAATATTGATCCCTATCTTTACCTCTGAGTTCTTTAGCGCCGTTCTTAATTCGAGTAAGTGTGAATTCGTCTTCAAGAGTAAGGCTGACGCTGACGTGACCGGTGTCGTCCATGATCAGATACCGATATCAATAAGTCTAGGTCAGCTTTTTCACACAAATAATGTCAGTATATGCTCACCATGCTTTGCATGACCAGTAACCAGCGGTCAGTTTCGACTTCTTCTCGTCGCATTTGTGTCTTGCTCTAAAGCTTCTGCGCCGCTCAGGGTCGTCCTTCTTGATGGTCATATTTGCGTCTCCGAAGCGCACCAGACGCACCGTATCGCCCTCCTTAGCAGCCACGGCGAACTTCTTCCCTCCTTGCTTGTCTCGCTTGGGTTTGTTGTACCCGCTGAAGCGCTCACCAGCGATCCGGATGCCTGCCATGCTTTCAGCCTCTCTGCAACAAGTCTAAGCCAAACCCATAAAAAAATTATTAATGATTTTTGCTGGGTGACTTTCTTGAATCCACTGCTAATCTTTTTGCGTTGCGATCATTCAACAACCTCGTCAGCATGGAATCCAAGAAGCTGCTCACAATCGCTCAAACAGCAGAGCTGTTGAACTGCTCTACTGGTTTTGTTCGTAAGCGTATTGCACTCACCGAGTCACACCAGGATGGTGGTTGGCCTAAAAGCACCTACGTGAATCTGCAACCTAAAGGTGCAAAGTCCCTGTTCCGCATCAACAAAGATGCTCTTGAGGAGTATCTGAAAGGTCAGGAAGAGCAGGCTACAGTAGTGTGTCCGATGAAATGATTAGGTAGATGGCTTCCTCTTTTATGAATGAGTTGCTTCAAAAGCAGCCCACGGCTCCTACGGAGGAGATTGTCAAAGAGGAGGTCGTTGTAATCAAAGAGGCCAATACCGATAATCTGATTTTTCAGATGGTCGAGTTGGCCTCTTATTTATATCATTTGAACCTACAAGCTCATCTAATCCATCTGAATCTTGAAGCGCCCTATTTCTTGGCTGTACATGAGTTTTTGAAAGAACAGTATCAACAACACGTCGACGATTTCGACACCCTTGCGGAGTTGGTCCGAAGCATGGATTATCTCATGCCAATGTGTCAGAAAGGACTACTCGGACAGTATAAAAACTTCAAAATGACGAAGACTTATGACGCTGACGAAAGTTTGGTCTTGTATGTCAAAAACCTAGAAGCCGGTGGCTTTATGGCAAAAGATGTTTTCCAAGCCGCCCAAAAGGTTGGTGCCCCTGACGTTGAAAACCATTTAGCCGAGATTGTCGGCAACTTATTTAAAGGAGCGTGGATGCTCAAAAGCACTTTACGCGGCGGGAACCCATCCGCCTCCAAATGATACGTAGAGTCCACTCGGAGGATCTACTCTATAACCGAAGACTCCTGAAGCAGGAACTGCAGGAAATGCACCACTGATTACAGTTATATCTAAACCTGAAGCAACAATCGATCCTAAAGATCCAGAAGCAACAATCGATCCAAAAGCACCAGAAGCAACCACAGCGCTATTGGCGACAATAGCCCCAGATGCGATAGTTACATTTGCAGAAGCAGCGACGTCTGCAAAAGCCGCACCTACTTTTTGCCAAGAACTACCGTTCCAAACTGACAAGTAGTAAGCAGAGGTAGATGAGTCTACCCAAGTCTCACCTCTGGAGTTACCTGTCTCGCCAGCAGGGATAGAGTTAGGAGCATTGGATCCGTAATGTGTACCGGTAACTTTTCTGATGTCTCCCGCTGAGTCCTTGAAATAAAGACCGTTTTCAGCGGCAGCAAAGTTTATCGCTAGCTCACCGGCTTGGACTGTTGTATCTAAAGGTCGGTCTGAAGCGTTACCAGATCTTTTCGAAAGAAGAGTAACCGGAGTGGTTGTCATTAGTAAGTTCCTCCATTAATGGCGGGTCTGAACAAGGGAGGCACGCCTGATCCGCTCAGATACTCGCCACCATCATAAATAATTGATGGTGAAGTACCACTCGTCACACCATCTACGTATATACCGCCATCTATAACAGGTCTTTCATCGGGAGGCACTGGCTGGAGAGGGTTAAACTCATCAATATCAAACATGATGAAACCACTCGGAACTAACTGAGTAGTCACACCTGAAGCCAACGTGTCAAAGTTCATGACCTTGACCATCGTGGGGTTCATGTCTGAATAAAGAACATGATCAGGAACAGTGCCCTTAGCAGGAGAGTATGTTTCCCACCATTGCAATGCTTCAGTCGACTGAAGAAATGCAGTCTGTTTGCCAAGTTGACGCTCAAAATAGTCCCTGTAACGATCGTCTATAGGTTCATCTGACGGTTGCGCTAAGAAAGGAGCAAGGTATTTGTAGTTGGGGAACCTGTTCTGCATGTCCCACCACGAGGCGTAGATGTGTTTACAGAATCTCGGCTGGAAAAACAAAACATTTGGATCTGAATAAGATGAACCTGCGTTGTCTTTATAGCTTGTTATGTCGAGAAGTTGTTTGGTGTATATAAAACCAAAGTCTCTTGTAAAGCCAGGGAAGTCTCTTGTGTCTACCGGTCTCTCTCCTGAGTAAGTCTCAGTACCAGGGTCATAAATACCTGGCTTTAAGTCCTGTGTGGAAGTGAAGGGATAGTTTCTTTTCTGTGCATATTTATATAAGTTAAAATCTTCCCTGCCTAAATAGTCGGGACAGTTGCATCCAAATCTCATTGCCGAGGAAAGGAACTCGCCAACTATTGGGTTTGACTGAGCAGGTACAAGAAAACTTTCATCTTCAACCGTTGTCCAACTGGTGTCCGAAGTCATGGACAAAAATAGTGTGTCCTGGGTTGCAGCATCCTCAGGAACTGCTGGTCCTCCAGCTTTTGTGCCGACTGCCACAACGGTGTAATTGTTGTATGTAGTTTTAGGTGTACCGTCAGCTTCAAATCGGTCAGAGACGACTTCTCCAGTCATGAGAGAGACTGGTGCGCCAAAATTACTCGTGAGTTCTACACCGATAATTTTGTTAGTTGTGTCGTAATCAAAAACACTTTTGACAGCTAAACCTAAGTCGAGAAGGTTGATGCTGTCACGAGGTTTAACAACAACCATACGCATACCCATGTCTTGTTCGGACGACGGATACATATACATCAAGCCTGGGATCTCTGTCCCACCAGAACCTGCTTGGCCGTTCATTGCGTATCTGAACGTATAGTTCAGACCCACAAGGGCTTGGTTCGTGTACATGTAAAGTTCATATCCTCTTCGCCACCTCGACCACATCGACGAGTAGCTGTAATCGAAGAGAAGACTAAAGTCTTTTAATTGCTGGTCAGGTCTAAATTTCTGATGCCAAGGCATCGACCTGTTAAGAGCAGATGCCGAGGTAGAGCCTTGGATCTTGCCAAAAGAAAAATTAGATTTTTTCGGAGAGTGGTTATCCCAGCCGAAGTAATCCGATCCCTTTTTTCTTTTAGACACGAATCAATAGAAGCCGCCTTGCGCGAAAATATCAATACCTGATGCGCTCATGCCGCCGGAGACAGCGATGCTTGGTGCGGGGATTTGACCCACGCAGAGGATATAGCCTTTCTCAAGGTAAAGTGCTTCTGAAGCACCTAGTTCAATAGGACGTGTCTGGTTCGTAAAACCAACACCAGGAGTCGGCGCAATGACTTTAGGAAGTTCGATTCGCTGAATCAAACCGAAAGTACTGCCGGAAAGACCAACGGTGAACGTAGAGATCTGAAGAGGAACTGCTGTGGAAGGAGCTGACTGGTTAGGCGCATAAACATAAACGCCAAATGAAGCGGCGCGAGTACCGCTGTCGTCAGGGTATGCCTCTTTCGAAGTGACAAAGAGATCTTCAATTACCGCTCCGTCTTCAGACGGAAGGTCACCCACACGGACGAGTTGTACAAGATTAGAAAAATTAGGATTAACTACGTCAACAACAGGTGTCGTGCTGTTGAGTCGAGCGCCCCGAAAAAAGGGGCGGTCAACCATCATGGGCTGTTTATTGGTGGATGTACTAGCCAAAGCCCTTAGCTCACGATCACTGAGTTAATCTTAGCAGTCAATCTTTATTGAGTATGTTCTAGGTCTTATCGAAAAAATTAAACCTAGGGGCTGGGGTAAAATTGACCGTTTCTTAGATAGAGTTTTTCGCCAGAATCAGTCAGTACGCTAATAACTCTGCCTTGTGCATCGACTGTTGGTCGAAAGCCCATGCGACGATAATCGTCGGCGTTGAACATTAAGTCTTCACCGACCGTGTCACCAACTTTATATGGCTCACTTTCTTCTGCATAAGGCACCACTTTCAGTTGCTGGATGGGTGCTGCAGGTTCATCTTGGACAGCTTCACCAATCATTGAATCAGCAGTTTTTTCCTGCTCTGTTTTTTCACCTTCTTCCCTGGGAAGTTCAGGGTTTAGTGCTTTTTCTACTTCTTCTTCGTAAAGAGAAGCAGTGTCTCTAACCCCTAGCTGCTCATTCATATATTTTTGAAAAGCAGGTCTCCGAGGCATATCCTTGAAGGCACGGACGACGTCGTCTACCCCCATAATCACGTTCGTCGCAGCTTTGACGTAAGTCGTGATTTCTTCTGGGTTGTTGAAGTTCATTGGCCCACACCTCCCATGCGGTATGCCATACGAGCAGCAAGCTGTTGACCAAGGAAGTCTTCAGCTCTTTGAAGGTTGCCGTATTCAATCGGGGCTGCTGCCGCAATCAGTTCGTTGTTTTTCTGAATCGCAGCGGCTGCTTCCAGATCATTATTGAAATCTCCGGTATACATCTGAGAAGCAGCTGCATTGGCTTGACCTAATGCATTTGCTTCGTTGTTTGTACCGAGAGAAGATCCGAACGTGGGACTTGTAACAGACTGACTCTGCTGATTCATTTCAGGTGAAACCATCTGACCTTCACGGTTAATCAGACCCTGACGAAGCATATTTTCGTAAGCAAGAGTCGGGTTAGCGTTTGCGAAGTCACTGAGATTTTGAGCCATCTCAGCATTACTTGCGGTTGAACGAATCGCATCAACGACGTCACTAAAACCACCGCCTTGTTGAAGGGACCGAACAAAACGTGCTCGATCAGCGTAGTAATCACCGATGTTGGAATACTGTTCCGGTGACTTAGGAGCCATGGCTCGGATAGTCGCAGCAGAAATAGGATCCGATTGTTGAATCGCTGTGATCTTATTCTCAATGTCAGTATTTAAGGCACCTGACTCCTCAGGGGTCAGTGCTGGGGGTTGGATACTAGGTTCTACGGGAGTTGCGTCATAATCTGGGACAGGTGGTCCGTACATTTCTCCTGTCGAAGGCATTTCACCTTCAGGTACAGAAGCATTGTTAGTACGATTACGAAGAATCTCTCCTAGTCCCACAGTTAAAGCACCAGCACCCACAAGGCCAGTATTACGCGCCTGACGCGGATCCATGGTGAACTCAATATCATTGAGATCCATCATCTGCACACCTTGAGGACGCATTGGGTCCTGCTGTGCTCGCATGCGAGCGATGTCATTAGCGCTTAACCGTCCGCCGGGTGACCTAACTAATGCGCTTGGATCAAACTCGGTAATCACTCCAGATGTGTCTTTGCTTTTCCGACCACCCATACCTGGGGCGACCATGCGCTCAACTTCGCTCATGACCTCACGATTTGACCGGAAATCGAGAGGGAGTTCTAACTGACCAGGAGAAACTTCAACTTCAGTCTCACGAACAACTGTCCGACGAGGAGAACTCGGATACTCACCGGCCATCATCCGACCACCGATTTTTGTACCCGGTTCGGTAACTCTTCCGGTAGAAGAGAACATCGTGCCAGGAGCAACCGTACCAGCAGGATTCCGCATACCAGGGATTGCTGGTTGGAAACTGAAATCAGCAGAAGTCGACTCACGAGGTCCCTGCATCGGACCAATTTCACGGCGGAGCTGCTGAAGCCGACGAATCGCGGGGGAACCTGCGGGAACAGGGAACTCAGGCTCAGGAGCAGCGCCTAAATCTGCACGAGTCGGAACTGAGCGTTGGCCCATTGTGATTCCACGTGCATCCCGAACTTGCTCTCCAATACGAGTGGGCTCGGTTGCTCTTTGACGTGATCTAATTTGTCCGCGGGCAGCATCCCGAGTTGATTTATCACTAAAAACATCAAGTAGTGCTTGACCTAATTTTTCTCCTTCACCGCCAAGCATTTCGCCGAGCATTCCTGCTCTTTGTCGCAAAGCATTAATAGCGTCTAGATTCCGTTGTGCTTTTGACACGGCGCTGCTTGACTATTTTATAAAATAAGTTTAGCGCCAATTATCCCTAAAATAAATTCTGTCAGAGCGTGACACATCAGGAGGACCAGGGATTGCTTGGATAAACTCACCACCTGATCGCTCAAAGCGATAACGAGAAGCAACAGGATCTCGATAATTGGGAACGTAAAGCATTTGAGCTAGACGGTCACACTCATACATATAGTTCTCACGCCACACGCGAGCGGTTTCTCGTTTGTCCTGGATATTGATCGAACGCGAAACGTCACCAAGGATCGTTTCTTGACGGCTTGTCGCCTTGCCAGTTGCCAGTTCGGTGAGACGCTCAGCCTCTTCACACCGTTCAATCTGCTGTACGATCTTGTCGTTGTAGAACTCACTTGGTATGCTATTACATGCTTCTACTAATCTTGCGTAATCACCCGCAGGTACAGTAGCGATGTTGTAAGCAAGGTGATAAGCAACACGACTGAAGTTGTAGTCATCTAGCTTATAACCGAATACCTGCGCTGGATTACGCGTGATCTGATTGATCGCAGCGTAAATGACCTCACGCTTGGAAGCGTCGGTTGTTGTGGCGTTGAAAGTTACACCCTGTTGAGCCAGATAACTCTGGATCTGCTCTAGTTCGTTTTGGGTTAACTGCGCCACGGTTTATAAAACATATATGTTTTTATTCTACAAACACATCTCCAGTAGCAAAGACTTCATCCCAATCAATCCGCTTTACAGCTTTAAGTTGATCGAGTTTGATAAACTTCTCACCAGGAAGACCTTGTTTAAGTTCAATAATTTCCTTTGCGGTCTTGATTCCCACTCCAGGAAGCACCTGAGTTAACCCCTCAGCAGTGAGGGTATTGAGATTGATCCTGTTGTCAGTAGGCACCTGCGGTTTGACAACGACCTTCTTCTCAGCCTTTGGTTGAGAAACTTTTCTTCGTCCACGGCGCGAAAGCCCTTGATTGACGCCCTCGTCAGAACCTTTATCTTCTTCAAGAGGCTCCGTCACTTGGTCTTTATGTGCAAAAAATACTTTGCCTGACGTGTCAGAGCGAACCATGAAGTACTCACCGTCGTCATGAACTGACAAGACTGTGATTTTGATACCACTGGGTGTGTAGATTTTGCTGGTCATAACAATCACTATACGAGCAGTAGCTTATATCAGAAACCATTAAAATAGTGCAAGCATAATATTTTTGAAGACAATGCCAGTACCTCTTTTTCGTTTGGCAGGAGGGCTCTTACAAGGACTGGGCTACGCCGGGGATGCTCTCGGTTACTACACGGAATCAACCAACCCAGACGAAGAATCAGAAATTCAACGAGCTCGAAACGCTGACGTAATTATCCCAGGTGAAGTTGCGGCTTCATATTTAACGGGAGGTCTTGACTTTATACCTGATGCCTTAGAGATGGCGTCTGCAGCTGGGTTCGAACCAAAAGAAGACAACTTCGCCAGAAGAATTCAGAGAGCTGCACCCTTAGCTAACCCTGAGCACTATTTAAGACTTTATTCTTACTACGACATGGGCAAGACGGATGCCCCTGAGTTTCAAAATACAATACAAAAACTTAAGGACGCAGGAAAACAGCTTTTAAAACCTTTCGAAGATCAAAGTTTAGGCGCACGAATTACACGCCAAGGTCCCGCCTTTGGTGGCCTGATGATGCCAATGCGTTAATTATCTTCGCTTGAGACGCCTGCGTCCCACAAAGGTCCAAAGCGTTGATCTTTGACTTTTTCAAGATTCTCTAAAAATTTAGCTCGTTTCTCCCAAGTGTCCCCTTCCTCAGAACCTTTTTCAGGGTTAATGCACTTAGGGCTGTTAGCCATATTGCAAACTAAACCGGCTAAGTCTTTCTCGTTACCTTTTGCCCCCGTGGCCCAGTAGTGCTGTCCGTTTAACCAACAAGCACCGCACTTTTCACACTCTTTTCTTTCAAGTGAAAGACTTGAGACCTCATTCATAGTGTTTAAAACTATGTCTGATTTAGGCTAGAACACCTATAAATCTTTAACAGTTCTGATTATTAAATAAACACAAAAAAAGACCCCTCCCGAAGGAGAGGTCTGTTCTCGTCCGTCCTAAGGGTATCAGGAAGGGGAGGTGCTGGTGTAAGTCGAAGACTCGACCAAACCGTCAGGTTGCAGAGCAACGTCCTGACGCTCGGGGGGTTCATCGGGGATGATCCAGCAGACTTCGCAGATTGCGAGAGCCTTGTCATCACCAGACAGCTTGTTGGCTTCAGCGCGGGGGTCGTAGATACCGGAGCCCTGAGCCAGACCAGAAGCGGAAGCGCCGCCCAGGTCGGTCGTGGTGAAGAGCTTCCACTGAGTCTCAGAACCCAGAGCAGACAGGCTGCTGGAGTCGATGATGTTGGTGGAAGCGGTGCTGCCGTTAGCGATAGCGCTATTGGAGCCGGTGAGAGTGACACCGAACTGACCAGAAACGACAGTGCCATCGTCTTTCAGACCTACGCCCACAGCGGGAACGAGGGTCAGTTCAGGGGTGGCGTCGGCACCGGCAACGCCGGAGCTAACGAGGTCACCACCGCTGAGACGCAGGGATGCGCGATAGACGTAAGCAGAAGCCGGAACCTTAATGCCATCGGTGATATCAGCCCGGACATCCTTGTGGAAGTCGGGAGAAGGAACGATGACGTTGCCGTTCAGGAAAGGCTGCTCAGCGCTGTTCTGACCAGAGCCATAAGGCTTGGTGTAGTAGCTCATCTGGTTAGACGTGCCCAGAGCTTGATAGCTCATGTCCACGTAACCAACGGCCTGTTGTGCGATCCAGCCAGGCTGGAAAACAACACCGACAGGGCCGCCGATGGGCTGGTTGGTCAGGGTAGTAGAAACGCCGTTAGCGTTTTCATACTGAACTGACTTTTCTTCGTGCCAGTAACGAAGAACGTTGGTGTAGTTGCCAGGATAGATCTTGGCAACGTGAAGCTGGTTAGAGTTGATTGCCATTGTTAGTTACCTCCTCAAGCGTCGAAAGAGTAACCAACGGACACGAAGTCTGCATTAAGCAGTTCGAATCCTGCATACAGCGACCAGATCATCTGAATGAAACGACTGAAATCGTCGTTGTTGTTCAGAAGCACCTGAGCGTTGTTGCCACCGATGCCGACGCCGACAGATTGTGGGCCAAAGAAGATACCGATCGCAGCGTTGTAGTCCTGCGTAGTACCAGCGATGGTGGCGTTTTGGGTCTGGGAAGGCATGTTGGTGGATTCGAAGAATCGCACGCCCTCGAAGACGAATCCCGTAGGCATAATCGGCTCACCAGCCACGAAGCTGGCTTGACCGAAGCCCTGACCCATGTAGATAGCAGCGTTAGGCTGCATAGCTGACATGAGGGGATTGATTTGACCGTTACCGGGGTAGCGGGCCACCTCACGGAAGTCACTGTTCTGACGCAGGTGCATCAAGAAAGTGGGGTCACAAACGCAACGATAGAAACCGTCCTGGTAGGTCGGGGTGTTGCGCTTACGCAGAGACTTGACCACACGGAGGAGGTCGTCCTTAACGTCAAATTTGGCTTGCTCGGCGTTGGTGTAGGTCAGAGCGCCGGTAGCCAGGTCGCCAGGGAAGTAGTAACCACCCTGTGAGTCAGAAGACTGACCCTTGGAAACAGCTTTCAGGAGTTCGTTGATGAAAACCCGATCGCGCCAACGACGATAGTCATCGAGCAGAGTCAGGCTGCCGATGGACTGGTGGAAGGTGGTCAGGTTGCCTGTATCGAGCGGCAGACGCTGC